GAGGGGGGGCGCGGGGGAGGTGTGAAAAAGGTGCGGAGGGTTCAAACCTTCCCGCGCATACCACCAGACGCATAGCGCAAGGCTGCGCGTCGACTCGATGCGGCGCAACGCCGCGGGAGCGTGATGAGCGATGGCACAGGGTGGCGCCCGGAACCGATCCGGGCCGAAGGCAGACCCCGACTCGGGGCGAAGCGATGCCCGGGGCTACAAGCTCACCGCCCTGCCGGCCGAGGGCTACGACGGCCCGGTCCCCGACTTCCCGCTGCCCGAGGCCACCGACCGCGAGCTCGCGGTGTGGGCCGAGGCTTGGGCCACTCCCCAGGCGTGCGCCTGGTCGCTGCCCTCCGAGCGTTGGCGGGTGCGGACCGTGGCCATGTGGGTCCGGCTGTCGGTGCGCTGCGAGTCCCCCGAAGCCGGCGCCGCGCACCTGGGCCAGCTGCACCGCTTCGCCGACCAGATCGGGATGACGACCGCCGGCCTGGCCGAGATGGGGTGGCGCGTCGCCGTCGACGAGGTCGCCGAGAGACGAGCCGAAGCCGCCCCCGCCGCGAAGAAGCCGGCGTCATCGCGAGACCGGATGAAGCTGGCCACGGCGGATGGAACCTGACCCGCTCGCCCTGGACTTCAACCCCCTGCACACCCTCGGGTTCCTGGTCACCGACTGGGTCGAGGCGCACTGCCGGGTCCCGGGCGGCGTCTATGAAGGCGAGCCGCTGACGTTCAACGGCTGGCAGCTCTTCTGCGCGGCCAACCACTATCGGGTGAAGCCGAAGGCGGTGCTGGACCCGCGTCGCCTGGCGGTGCCGTTCCACTACCGCCGCTCGGTCATCGTCGGCCCGCAGAAGTGCGGCAAGTCGCCGTGGGGTGCCGGGATGCTCCTCGCCGAGGGCGTCGGCCCCACCCTGTTCGCCGGGTGGGCGAAGGGCGGCGAGGTCTACGACTGCGCGCAGCACGGCTGCGGCTGCGGCTGGCAGTACGTCTACGAGGCCGGCGAGGCCATGGGCGCACCGCGGCGCAAGTCGCTGCTAGGGCTGCTGGCCTACGCCGAGAGCCAGACCCAGAACGTCTACGAGCCGCTACAGACGATGATCCACGCGGGCCCGCTCTCGGAGTTCGTCCACGTCCGCGAGGGCTTCATCCGTCTCCCGAACCGGGGGAAGATCGTCCCCCTCTCCTCGGCGGCGAAGTCGAAGCTCGGGCAGCCCCTGACGGGAGGCCTCGGCGACGAGTCGGGGCTCTACACGACCTCCAACAAGGTCCTCGACACCTGGCAGACCATGCGCCGCGGCATCGCGGCCATGCAAGGCCGCACGATCGAGCTGACGAACCCCTGGGACCCGATGGAGAACTCGGCCGCCCAGCAGGCGTTCGAGTCCCGAGCCAAGGACATCTTCCGGTACTACCGGAAGCCCCCCGCCGACCTGGACTACAAGAAGAAGCGCGACCGGCACAAGATCCACGTCTACGCCTACGCCGACTCCCCGTGGGTCGAGGTCGCCAGCGTCGACGCGGAGGCCGACGAGCTCATCGAGACCGACCCCACCCAGGCCGAGCGGTTCTTCGGGAACCGACTCGTGCAGGGCCTCGGCTCCTTCCTCACCGACGAGCTGTGGACCGCGCAGACCTCGGGCCGCGCGAAGGACGAGGACGCGATCTCGCTCGGGTTCGACGGCTCGTTCTCCGGCGACTGGACAGCGTTGCGGGCCGAGACCCGCAGCGGTCACCGGTTCACCCCGACCTACGGCCCCGACGCCCGGCCGACGATCTGGAACCCGGCCGAGTGGGAGGGCCGCGTTCCACGCTCCGAGGTCATCGCCGCGGTCGCGGAGGTGTTCGCGCAGTACCGGGTGGCGCGGATGTACGTGGACCCGCGGCACTGGGAGACCCAGGCCGACCAGTGGGCGCTCGAGCACGGCGAGGAAGTCGTGGTCCTGTGGCCGACCAACGCGGTCGCCCGGATGTTCCCGGCCCTCAATCGCTACCTCACCGACCTGGTCGAGGGGACGACCACCCACGACGGCTGCCAGATCACCCGCACCCACGCGCTCAACGCGCGCAAGCTCGCCAAGCCCGGCGACAAGTTCATCCTGGGCAAGCCGTCGGAGCACCAGAAGATCGACGCGCTGATGGCCGACGTCCTCGCCCACGAAGCCGCCAGCGATGCCCGCTCGACGGGTTGGACCGACAACGCCGAGACCGGCATCTCCAACGTGATGTACGGCTTTAATTAGAAACGATTCCGTACATTCGTGTGGTACGGTTCCGTACATGACAGAGAAGTGGGTAACCGAGAAGTCCATATCCGGTGGCAGAGTGGTGCATTGCCGACTCTGCGGGCGCAGTTTCCGCCGGACTTTCATGGCGGCCGGTAGCAACTACGCGGAGGCACTCCGCGCAGCTGAGGGTTATGCCGCTCGGCACGATCAGTCACCGGAGCACAAGGCGGCACTGGCGGCATTCCATGCGCCCGAGGTGCCGTCCGCGGATTCGGATGATGATCTCCTGCGCGCCCTCGGCGTCGAGCCTCGAACGGAGGAGCAGCGTCGCAGGTCCGCTGCCCGGACGGCGGCTGAGCGGCTGACTAGTCGCCGGGGCCGTGGATGAGTGGCGTCCCGAAGGACCAACGCGACCCCCATCTCCGATTCTGGTCCAAGGTCGACAAGCACGGTCCCACGCCCGTCGAGCGTCCTGAACTGGGACCATGCTGGGTGTGGACCGCATCCACCTCTAAGGGATACGGCCAGTTCCGAGTCGGCAAGTCACTGAAGATGGCGCACCTGTGGGCCTGGAACGATCTCCGCGGATCGATCCCTCCCGGTCTTGACCTCGATCACCTCTGCCGAGTGCGCCGATGCGTCAACCCTGACCACCTCGAGCCGGTCACTCGTGGCGTGAACCTCGCCCGCGGCGTCCACCACTACCGCATCAGGACCCACTGCAAGCACGGGCACGAGTTCACCGAGTCCAACACCTACTGGTACCGCGGCTCGCGGCTCTGCCGAGCCTGCCGACGAAAGACCCCCAGCACCTAGGCACAGGAGGGAGCGCCACCGTGGACAAGGCGACCGCCCTCGACCGGATCGACCTCGCGCTCGCGACGCTGAAGGCCAACGAGGCGAAGTGGAAGCGCCGGCGCGACTACTTCGACGGCGAGCAGGACCTCCCCTACGCCCCGGAGGGCGTCAACGACGAGTACGAGACACTGCGGGAGCAGTCGGTCGCGAACTGGATCAAGCTCGCGCTGCTCGCCCCCGTGCAGCGCCTGCGCGTCGACGGGTTCCGCACCGGCCGCGACCAGGAGGCCGACAAGACCGCCTGGCAGGACGTGTGGCAGCCCAACAAGGGCGACCTGAAGCAGCGGCTGCTGTACGTAAACATGATGGTCCACGACCTCGGGATCATGGCCGTGTGGCCCAACAAGGCCCGCCCCCAGTCGCCGATCATGCGCGTGGAGTCCAGTAAGCGGGTCCACCTCGAGCGCGACCCCGAGGACCCCACCCGGGTGATGTGGTCGGTCAAGACGTTCTCGATGCGCAAGAGCACCCCCAGCGTGCTGTGGACGCCGAAGCCGGCGCCCACCGGGACGCAGATCGCGGTCGTGTACGACGACGAGGAGTGGTGGCGGTTCAGCCGGCCGAACAACGGCGGCGTGTGGACCTTCGAGCAGAAGGGCGCCAACCCGTTCGGAGAGTCGCCGTTCGTGCCGTACTCGCTCAACGAGGACGAAGACGGCGACCTCCACCCCTCGATCGACGCGCTGATGCCGCAGCAGGACGCCATCAACACAGTGCGGTTCAACACGCTCCTGGCCATGCAGTTCTCGGCCTTCCGGCAGCGCGTGTTCACCGGCTACGACCCGGTCGTGCGCGACAACCAGGGCAAGCCCGTCTACCAGACCCACACCGACGGCTCGTTCAAGCTCGACGGCCAGGGCCAGAAGATGCCGGTCCTGAACACCCCGGGCCGCGTCGGCGTCGACCGGGCCCTGGTGTTCCCCGGCAAGGACACCAAGGTCTTCGACCTGCCCGAGTCGAACCTCAAGAACTACATCGAGGTCCTCGACGCGCTGCTCTCGCAGTTCTTCGCCACCGGCCAGGTGCCCCCGCAGTACCTGCTGACCCGGATGGCCAACCTCTCCGGGGACGCCCTCGCCGGCGCCGAGTCGACCCTGCAGGCACTCGTGCAGGACCTGCAGACGGCGGCCGGGGAGTCCCACGAGCAGGTCATGCGGCTCGCGAACAAGGCGCGCGGCGAGAACGCCGAGGACCTGGCCTCCGAGGTGATCTGGGCCGACGCCGAGGCCCGCTCGTTCTCCCAGACCGTGGACGCGATCGTGAAGCTCATCCAGGTCGGGTTCCCGCGGCGTGCCGCGTTCGAGATGGTCCCCGGGGCGACGCTGACGAAGGTTGACCAGTGGATGGAACAGGTCGAGGCGGAGCAGTCCGACCCGACCCTCGAGCGGCTGACGCGGACGCTGACCGATGCTTCCGCGTTCGAGTAGCGCCCACTACCGCAACCTCCAGCGCCTCAAGGCGACCGTCGTGGCCGGCACCCGCCGGGCGTGGCGGCGCATGGAGCCGGGCCGGAACTGGCGCCAGCAGTACCGCGAGGACGTGGGCCCGAAGATGGCGGCGCTCGTCATCGCCGCGCAGGTCGCGGCGACACGAGAGTCCGACACCTACATCGCCGACGTGCTCAACGAGCTCGACTTCGGGCCACGCGTAGAGCCGGGGCTAGTGCTCCCCAACGCGTTCGCCGGATGGGCAGGCGACGGACGGCCCGTCGCGACGCTCCTCGAGGGCGCCGTGGTCCGCGCCGGCGGCGCGTTCGCTGCCAGCTCGCCGGCGGGGCTCTCCCCCGCCGAAGAGGTCCAGCAGGCGTTCGAGGCCGCCGAGAAGTGGCTCGACATGACCGTCGAGACCATCCTCGCCGACACCGCTCGAGCCACCGAAGAGGCGGCCATCGCCCCCCGCGAGTGGGTCGAGGGATACGTGCGGATGCTGAACCCGCCCTCGTGCTCGCGCTGCGTCGTCCTCGCCGGCCGCTTCTACCTGTGGAACGACGGCTTCGACCGGCACCCCCGCTGCGACTGCGTCCACATCCCCTACGCGGAGAAGGACGACGCGGACATCCGGGTCAACCCCGGCGACTACTTCGACTCCCTGCCCACCGCCGCCGACCTCGCCGACCAGTACCCCGAGCTCACCGTCGCGATGCGACGCGAGCTTGGCCTGGTCAGCCAGGAAGACATCTTCACCGGCGCCGGCGCGCAGGCCATCCGAGACGGCGCCGACATCAACCAGGTCGTGAACGCACGCCGAGGCATGGAGACCGCGGCGCGCAACCAGCGGGGCTGGATACCGAAGGGCCGGCTGGTCCGCACCGAGGTGTTCGGGCGTGGCGTGTTCGTCACGAACGAGGGCGTCACGGCGCGCGGTCTGAGCCGCACGGCGATGGGCACCAAGCGTCCCTTCCGGCTGATGCCCGAGTCCATCTACGAGATCGCCGGCGGCGACCGCGCCGAGGTGATCCGCCTGCTGAAGCTCTACGGCTTCATCACCTAGACCTCCCGACGCGCAAGGCGCCGGGCCGCTCCGCAACGGAGGCACCATGAAGCAGCACGACCACCCGTTCACCATCCCCGAGACCATCACCACCACGGTCGAGGCGATCATGGCCCACAACCGGGCCCGGTTCGCCGGCTGGACCATGGAGGCCGAGGGGGCCGCCAGCGCCGCCGGAGAAGGCGACGCGGGCACCAGCACCGCGGACGGGGCGGCCGGGGGTGAAGACCCCGACAGCGACGCGCTCGGCGACAAGGGCAAGCAGGCCATCGACCGCATGAAGGCCGACCGCAACGCCGCCCGCGCCGAGCTGAAGCAGACCCAGACCGAGCTCGAGAAGCTGCGCAACGCAAGCAAGACCGAGCAGGAGAAGGCGATCGACGCTGCCCGCAAGGAGGGCGAGTCGGCTGCCAGCCAGCGCGCCAACGCCCGGATCGTGCGGGCCGAGGTCAAGGCGCTCGCCGCGACCGCGAAGTTCCGCGACCCCGGCGACGTCCTCGCCCAGTTGGGCGACAAGCTCAACGACATCACCGTCGACGACGACGGCGACGTCGACCAGACGGCGCTCAAGGCGCTCGTGGATGGCCTGGCCAAGTCCAAGCCGTACCTGATCGACACCGGCAGCACGACCGCAACGGCTGCAGACGCCGGCATCGGCACGACCGGCTCGAACACCAAGCCCGACCCGGGACCGGGTCGAGCTCGGCTCGCGTCGGTCTACGCCGGCACCAGCAAGTCCTGACCAGCCTTCAGCAACCTGCTGCAGGCACCACCTGAGAAAGGAACAGTCACATGGCTGTCACTCTTGCGCAGGCTGCCGTCCTCTCCCAGGACGACCTGCAGCGCGGCGTGCTCGAGGTCTTCGTCCAGGAGTCCCCGCTGCTCGACCGCATCCCGCTCATGACCATCGAGGGCAACGCCTACGCCTACAACAAGGAGGCCACCCTGCCCGGGGTCGCCTTCCGGTCGGTCAACGAGGCCTACACCGAGTCGACCGGCACGTTCGTGCAGGCCTCGGAGTCCCTGGTCATCCTCGGTGGCGACGCCGACGTGGACCGCTTCATCGTCCAGACCCGCGGCAACCTCAACGACCAGCGCGCCGCGCAGACGGCGCTGAAGGTCAAGGCCGCGGCCTACAAGTTCCAGGACCACTTCATCAACGGTGACGTGGCCGTGGACGCCAAGGGCTTCGACGGCCTGAAGAAGCGCCTCACCGGTGGTCAGGTGCTCGACGCCGACGTCAACGGCATGGGCCCGGTCGCGGCCGGCCACGACTTCTTCGACTCCCTCGACGCGCTCGTCGCCCAGGTGCCGGGCCTGACCGCCAACAACGGTGCGCTCTACGCGAACCGCGGCGTCATCGCCCGCATCATGTCCTCGGCCCGTCGCCTCGGCGGCGCCGAGATGGTCGTCGACGCCCTCACGGGCAAGCGGGTCGCGACCTACAACGGCATCCCGCTGCTCGACATCGGGCAGACCGCCGCCGGCGCCGACATCATCCCGCAGACCGAGACCCAGGGCACCTCGACCGCGGCGTCCTCGATCTACGCCGTGAAGTTCGGCCAGGACGAGAACGACGGCGGGGTCACCGGCCTGACCAACGGCGGCGTGTCCGTCCGCGACCTGGGCGAGGTGGACGACAAGCCCGTCTTCCGCACCCGGATCGAGTTCTACTGCGGCCTCGCCACCTTCGGTGGCAAGGCCGCGGCCCGTCTCCGCGGCGTCCTCGCCGCCTGATCTCGGAGGAGAGCAACATGGCTGCACGCAAGAACCCGGGCGAGACCCGGCTCGACACGGACGTCACCAAGCCGTCCACCACCGCCCCCGGCGACGGGCCGGCCGACACGACCGACCCCACGGAGACCGCGCACTCCGTCACCCCCCGCCCGGGTGACGAGGCCGTGACCGTGGGCACCGTCAACGCGGTCGTGCCCGGCGAGAAGGCCACCGAGCCGGAGCGCAAGGGCAAGGACCGGATCGAGAAGTACAAGTCGGTCCGCCCCGACGGCACCGAGGTGACCGTCACGCACAACATCGACACCGGCGAGACCTCCGTCTCCTGACCGGCTGTCCACTCGAGCGAAGGTAGGAGGTCCCCATGACCGTCATCACGGATACAGAGCTGGCCTCCTACCTTCGCCTCGAGGCCCCCGACGCCGCCGTCACGCTGCTCACCAACCTGGCGAACGGACTGGTCGAGGACATCACCGGTGCCCTCGCCCCCGTCCCGACCCGCGTCAAGACCATCACGCTCGAGGTGGCCGCGCGGGCGTACCGCAACCCCCACGGCTACTCCTCGGAGACCGTCGACGACTACACCTACCGCCGCGACGCAGACACCCGCCAGGCCGGGGTCTACCTCACCGCTGCAGAGGCTGCCGAGCTCGCGACGGTCGGCGGCACCGGCACCGGTGGCGCCTACAGCGTCTCCCTGTGGGGCTGACCTCGATGTCGATCCCCACCGCTCTCGCCGCCGGCCGCGCTGCCGCAGAGGCCGGGATGCTCGACACCCTGGCGGCCTACTCGCCCGAGTCCGCCACCGTGGACGGGTACAAGACCCAGACCTGGACCCCGCAGGGGACCACCCCCGGCAAGGCCGCCGGCCGCGCCCGCGAGGGCGACACGAACACCCGCACCGTCACAGTCGGAGGCGTCGAGCGGCCCGTGGTCGACGGCGGGCTGCACATCCCGATCGGCGCTCCCATCCCGCAGATCGGCTGGCAGTACGAGCTCACCGTCGCCGGCCCCGGCACGGACCCGGCGCTGCTCGGTCGCCGCTGGCAGGTCATCGACGTGCCAGCGAAGTCGCACGCCACCGCTCGCAGACTCGATGTCGTGGAGGTCCCGCAGTGACCCTCTCCGTCCGCGTCACCGACAGCATCGGTGACCTCGCCAACGACCTGGCCCGGATCTCGGCCACCTCCCGCGGCGACATGCGCGGCACCGTCCGCGACGGCATCAAGGCCGGCGCCGAGGTCGCCAAGGGCTACGCCCGCACGAGCAACCCTCCCGGGTCGCACGCCCGGAAGTACCCCGGCACGATCTCGCCCACGATGCACTCCGGCCTGGGCCTGTTCGGCAACACCATCAGCGGCGAGTACGGCCCCTACCCCCGCGGGCAGGGCTTCCTCGGCCTGATCCTCGAGAACGGCACCAGGAACGGGAACCGGCCGCAGCAGAACATGGCCCGCTCCGCCGACATCATCGGGCCGTCGTTCGCCGCCGAGGTCCGCCGGCTGCCCGACGAGTGGTTCTGGAAGTGAGCGTCCTGGCCCAGCGGGCGGCCGTCGTCGCACGCCTCAACACCGGCCCCGCTGGTAGCGCGAAGGCGTACACGGTCGCCGAGCTGGACGAGCTGGCCGTGCTGCCCGACCTGTACACCGAGGTGCACGTCACCGAGCGCGTCTCGGAGGTGGGTCGTTTCGGCGGACCCTCGGACGCCTCCGCGTGGCGGATCTTCCTGCGGTTCGTGGCCCGCGACGAGGAGAACGCGCAGACGATGCGTCACCGCGCCGGCGCCAACCTGGTCGACGCCTCCCTAGTCGTCGAGGGCCGCGAGACGACCGTCATCACCCGTTCCGCTGCCGACGACCCGATCGCCCCCGACGACGGCTGGTTCTCCGGCACGTCGGAGTTCATCTACTCCACCTGACCGCCCCATCCACCACATCGAGCCCGCAAGGGAGCACCGCCATGCCCGAGTACCTCCGCGTGACCGACAAGGACACCGGCCACAAGCGCACCATCACCAAGTCGCAGCTCGCGCACGGCAACTACACCGTGCTCAAGCAGGAGGCGGTCGACCGCTACGGCGACCCGCTCCCCCCGGAGTTCACCGCTGTCGAGCCCACCGGCCACAAGGCCGACACCCCTAAGGAGAAGTGAGCCACATGGCCGAGCCCTACCGCCCCGGAGCGACCAAGACCTACGGCCGCGAGAACTGGGTCCTGATCCCCACCGTCGCCGACATCAACGCGATCACCCCCACCGAGTGGAACGCGGCGTCGTCGATCGACGTCACCCGCGTCCTGTTCGCCTCGACCGGCAAGCCCACCCAGACGACGAACCGCGTCACCGCCGAGCGTCGCCTGGGCGACACGAAGCAGTACGAGTTCATCGGCACCTCCACGGTCACGGGTGGCGACATGCTCTACGCCTTCGCCGACCAGGAGGCCGCGGCCTCGGACGGCAAGAAGCTCTACGAGGCGCTGCCCGAGGGGACCTCGATGGTCCTCGCCCAGCGACGCGGGCTGACGCGCGCCACCACGGCCGCGACCGGGCAGTTCTACAACGCCTACCCGGTCGAGTTCGGGCCGTCGTTCCCGGCGGACGCCGGCGACGGCGAGGCCGCCGAGAGCGCCATGACGTGCGCGTTCGCCGTCACCGACGAGCCCGCGATCAACAAGGCGCTGACGGGCGTCTGACCCCGGCTCCGTGGGCGGCGGGTACGACAGCCGCCGCCCACGGTCAACGGCAACACCCTGTCGAGCCTGTCGAACCTGTCGAGGAGCAGCCATGACCACCACCATCACGCCGCGCACGGCGACCCACATCATCTACCACGGCGACGACATCGAGCAGATCGCCGACCTGAGGATCGCCGCCGACACAGCGACCCGGCAGGAGAAGGGCAACGCCGCCCGGCTCGGAGACCTCGGCGACGCCCAGGCCTCCTGGGACGCCTACCACGCGTTCGTCGACGAGGCAGCTGAGCGGGCCGTCCAGATCCGCGTCAACCAGATCGGCCGCAAGGCCTTCCGGGCGCTGCTCACCGAGCACCCGCCCCGCGACGGCAACGACTCCGACAAGGCCGAGGGCTTCAACGACGACACGTTCCCCGAGGCGCTGCTGCTGGCCTCCATGGTGGAGCCAGAGTTCCCGAGCAACGCCGCCCGGCAGGAGTTCCTGGACAGCCTCGCCGACGGCGACTTCGACGCCCTCTTCATGAAGGCGTACCTCATCAACCGTTCCCCGGGGACCGACCCAAAAAAAGCCGGGCGCTACTCCGAAACCACCCTGACCTCCGACGAGATCTACGGCTAGCCCGCGGCCTCGGCCTGACGGTCGAGCAGTGGGAGGAACTGCCCGAGGACGAGCGCGCCCTCCACGTCTCGGAGTGGGAGCTCGAGGCAACGCGGTGCCACCAGTGCCGGCGCCCCACCGATGAGTGCTCGGACCCAGCACACGCCGTCTACCCGCGCGTCGTCGTCTGCTACGAGACGATGGCCCGCAACGCAGCCCAGCGCGAGTGGGAAGCCGCCCACGAGGACGACAACGGTCAGGCGCTCTGGCACGACGGGTCGTTCCGCAACTGGTCCCGGTCCTACAGCAAGCACTACCCGTACCACCGCGACGACGGGGTGACGGTGCTCGTCGACGACGCCGACGACGGCTCGTGGGACGAGCTACTCGGCCGGGCGACTGAGCGCCCGAGCGATCTGCACCAGCGAGATCAACGCGACCACGATGCCGGCGAATAGCACCGCGGCACCGACGACCTCGACCGCCGGGCGCAGAAGAAGCCCGACAAGGGCGAGGGCAGCGGCGAAGGCGAGCCCGCCTAGCGGTTCACGCATCGAGTCAGTCATCGCCCGAGTGTAAAGCCGCCACCCGTCTATGAGTAGCGATCCGCGAAAGGCGGTGCCCTGAGTGGTCACAAGGCATGAGCGTGTGGTGCTCTCGCTCGAGGACAAGTTCAGCCGCGAGATCGGCCAGGCCGCGGTCGCGGCCAAGACCTTCGAGCGCACCCTCAAGGACCTCGACGGGACCAACGCGCGGGTCGGCGTCTCGAGCCGCAAGGCCGCAGGCGACGTGGACGTGTTCACCAAGAGCACCCGGCCCGCCAGCGACAGCATCAACCAGCTCACGGGCCGCCTCCGGCTGTTCGCGGACATCGCTGCCACCCTCGGCCCCGCCCTGGTGCCGATCGGCGCGGCTGTCGTCCCCGTGATCGCTGGACTCGCCGCCCAGCTCGGCGCAGCCGCCGGCGCGGCCGGCGTTGCCGTACTCGCCTTCCAGGGTGTCGGCGACGCGCTCGGGGCCGTCAACGACTACCAGCTCGAGCCGACCCAGGCGAACCTCGAGAAGCTCACCGAGGAGTTCGCGAAGATCGGTCCCGCTGGCGCCGACTTCGTGCTCTTCCTCGACAGCATCGGCCCCCAGCTCAAGGAGATCCAGAACATCGCGCGCGCCGGGCTGCTCCCCGGTGTGCAGGATGGGATCGAGTCGCTACTGACCATGGGCCCGCAGGTCAACTCCATCGTGCAGGAGATCGCGGGCGCCCTCGGCGAGATGTCCGCGAACGCCGGCGACGCCCTGTCGGGCGACCGGTTCGCGGCCTTCTTCGACTACATCGAGAACACGGCCGGCCCGGCGCTGATGGAGATGGGCCGCACCATCGGCTACGTCACCGAGGGCCTGGCGAACATGATGGTCGCCTTCTCCCCCGCCGCCTCCGACTTCACCGGCGGCCTCGAGTCGATGACCAAGGCGTTCGCCGAGTGGTCGCGCGGCCTGGAGACCAACGACTCGTTCCAGTCGTTCCTCGACTACGTGCGCGAGTCCGGGCCCGCAGTCGTCGACCTGCTCGGATCGCTGATCGACGCCGTCTCCGGGCTGGTGCAGGCTGCCGCCCCCGTCGGTGCCATCGTCGTCCCTGCGCTGACCGCCGTCGCGGACGCCTTCGCCGGCATCGCATCGTCGCCGATCGGCACCCCCATCCTCACCGCCGCAGCAGCGTTCGTGGCACTCAACCGCGCCACCTCCGTCCTGAGCCCAGCCCTCAAGTTCGTCGGCGACCGGCTCTACCTGACCAGCGACTCGCTCGCCAAGGTCGGGACCGCCGCCGACCCCGCCGCGCGCGGCATGACCAAGATCCAGAAGGCCGCGGCCGGGCTGGCGGTCCTCCAGATCGCGATCATGGGCCTCCAGCAGCTCGAGGGCGCCATGCGTGACGCCCTGCCCACCGCCGACGAGCTGACGACCCGCCTCCTGGACCTTCAGGACGGCTCGGTCGCCAACCTCGGCGAGGACTTCACCCAGCTCGGGGACAGCATCGGCCGCCTGACCGACTCCAACGTGCTCGAGAAGGCCGGCGATGGCCTCCTGAAGGTGATGACGCTCGGCCAGCTCGAGGGCCAGCGTCTCGGCGACGCACGGGTCGAGATCGAGCTCCTCGACGAGGCGCTCACCAACCTCGTCACGCAGGGCGGCCCCGACGCAGCCCGCGAGGCCTTCAGTGCCCTCGCCGTCGCCCAGGGGCTGACGGCGGACGAGCAGAAGCGGCTCCTCACGCTGCTGCCGGGCTACACCGACGGTCTTGCGAACGCGGCCAACAGCGCCCGCCTCAACGGCGACGCGACCGGCGACATGTCGGACGAGATCGGCGGCGCCGCGGCCAACCTCGAGAGCCTGCGCGGCAAGCTGCAAGCCGCCCGGCAGGAGCTCAAGGAGTCCCGCCAGGCCGCCCGCGACATCGCCGGCACGTTCGTCAACCTCGGCGACTCCCTCAACGACTCCGAGAAGTCGCTCGGCGACTGGCTGAGCGAGCTGGAGCGGAACGCCCAGGCCCTCCGCAACTTCCAGCGCAACGCCCGGGAGGCCGGCAAGAAGGGCCTCGACGAGGGGCTCGTCAAGGCCCTGCAGAACGCCGGCAAGGAGGGCGCCCGGCGCATGGCGCAGCTCGCCAACGCCACCGACGCCGAGATCGACCGGGCGAACGAGGCGTGGCGCAAGGGGCAGGGGGCCGTCAAGGACTTCGTCAAGGAGGTCGGGGGCGTCAAGCCCAAGTACGTCACCCGGCTCGAGGCCCAGGTCGAGCAGGCGATGGCCGATCTGGCTCGTCTCCGCGCCCAGCTGAACATCCCCGACGAGTACGTGAACATCTGGGTCACCACCCGCAAGGTCAACGGCGGCGGGATGGGCCCGCAGATCGACTCCGCCCGCGGCAACATCCTGCACTTCGCGAACGGCGACATCGCCAACGGACACCAGCCGCAGATCGCCCGCGGCGGGGTCACCCGTGTCTGGGCCGAGCCTGAGACCAAGGGCGAGGCGTACATCCCGCTCGCCAACGACTCGCGCAGACCTCGGGCGAGAGCGATTGCAGCGGAGACGGTGAGCCTGCTCGGTGGGGTTGCGCACTTCGCTCAGGGTGGCGTGGTGTCGGGTCGCGCCGACCGTGGCGGCTGGGAGTCCGCCGAGGCATTCATCCAGCGGATGATGCGCTACACCGGCAAGCTGACCGATTCGCTGGAGCGTCAGATCAAGGCTGCGAACGCGGAGCTGCGAATCCGCGAGAAGCACCTAGCCAAGGAGGTCGAGGCCGCCAAGGAGCAGGCCAAGGCCCAGCGCGCCATGCTCAAGGATCTGCGCGCGCAGTCCAAGGAGTTCCGTGACGCGGTGGCGGCAAACTTCAGGACGCAGTCGTTCGGCTCCAACGTCGACCTGCTGGAGGCAGCTCGCACGGGCGCCGTGCAGCTCGACATGGCGGCGGTCGAATCCCTTGCCAACCGCAACGGCATGTCGGACGCGTCGACCGAGGAGCAGGTGCGTGCCTACCTCGCCAGCCTGTCCTCGTCACAGCTGGGCGCGCTCGAGGTGCAGGCCCAGTACGGGCTCGCCGGCCAGCAGACTCGCTCAGCCAAGGCGTTCGAGGCGTTGCTGGCTCAACTGACCGATCTCGGTCTCGACGGGGCTCTGTTTCAGCAGTTGTCCACCAGCGGGAACACAGCCCAGGCCCAGTACCTCGCGACACTCTCGCCCGAGGAGATCGAAGCCTACGAGCAGCGGTTCAAGGCGAACCGTCAGGCCGCGCGCTCGACGGGCTCGTTCGCTGCGGACGCTGAGTTCAAGTCCGCGATCCGTGACCAGACCCGCGAGATGCGGTCGGCGGTGCGTGAGTTCCGTGAGTCCAACACTGAGCTGAAGGAGCACACGAAGCTGATGCGTCAGTTCGACAACCGCCTGGAGCGCCTCGAGAAGGCCACCAGCGAGACGGGTCCGAAGAAGACCGCCGAGGGTGTCGGCAAGGTCATCAACGACGCCGCTGCGGGGGCTCGTCGGTGAGCGCGTCGCTGGTTCTCGGTGGCGTCGAGCTGCACGACGAGTTCCCGCCGAACGAGTGGCGGTTCTCGGTGCTCGGCGAGGACATGACGTTCGGCAACCCGCAGCCCGTGGAGATGTCGATCGCGTCGCTGATGGCCGATGGATCGCCCACGGTGACGACTCATCACGAGAACCGGGAGGCCGGGTTCCGGGTGACGATCAGCGGCCCCGACTCGGGGGCCCTGTCGTCCGGTGAGCGGGAGCTGAACCTCCAGCTCACCCGCCGCAACACACTGGCCTGGACGCCAGCAGACGGGTTCGGCCCGACCACGGTGTTCGAGGTAGAGACATCGAACATGGACTGGCTCTTCGACGACACCGCAGAGGCAGAGGGCAAGACGCTTCTGCGGCGGACCTTCCGCCTCCGCCTCGTCTGTCTGCCGTTCCCGCGGTCGGCCGATGTGACGCTCATCGGCGGCCAGTACGTGTCGGAGTCGCTGGTCGTCGATGACGACTGCGAGTCGGCGACTGGCTGGTCGATGGCTGGCCAGAACGTCAGCGGCACCGCGGCGTTCACGGTGGACTCGACAGCCGGCAACTTCGCCACCGGCACCGGCTCCGTCAAGATGGTCATCACCCCGAACAAGTACGGCGGCGGCGTCTCGGTCCCGTTCGGCAACAGCGCCACCTACCAGACCGGCGCCTCGAAGGCGGGGCTGTCGATCTCCGCGGCGGCAGGCGGCTACCTGTCCTTCCGGGTGCGCGTCGACTCGCCGTGGACGCTGGACGCCGCGAACGCGGGCCGCTACGCCGAGGTCACCACCTCGAACCTCGGCCGCTTCCAGGCGTCAGCGGTCGCAGCGTCGGTCGACGACGCTGGGTTCATCCGGTTCTCGCTGCCGATGGACGCCTCGTGGGGCACCGTCACTGCGCTGCACCTGCCGTTCCTGTCGACGTACTTCGGTGCGCCGGCAGGAGCCCAGCCGGCCAACCCTGTCTTCCGGTTCGACTCGATCGGCCACTCGGCGCAGTCGTCGTCTCCTCAGGGCGCGCAGACTGTCGAGATCGGCGGCTCGGCCCGCTCCGAGGCTGCGATCACAGTCTCGGGCGCGCAGGGTCTCGGTGACGTGCTGGTCTACACGACGCCCGCCGACCGTCTCTTCCGCCCTGACCTGCGGCGCTTCAACAAGACCGGCAACCTCCAGGCGGACGCGAAGTCGATCAGCGGCCAGGCGGTGCGGCTGTCCACGCAGGCGACGTTCGAGGCGCCCGCCACGATGTTCACGCCCGGCGCCCACGCCATCCTCATGTACGCCCGCAATGGCGCAGGGTCGGGCACCACGATCTCCGCGACCACGATCACCGCCCAGTTGTTCAGCGGCGGCGTCGCGGTCGGCCCCGTGGAGACCATCACCAAGGGCGCGCAGTCGGTGCCCGACTACGAATACCACGCGTTCTCGATGGACGTCCTGAACCTCCCCACCACTGTCGTCGGGGACAACTCGACCGCCGTGGTCCGCTTCACCGTCAACGGCGGCGGCGACACGAACCTCGACGAGCTGCTGGCGTTCCCGTTGCAGGACTCGGCGCTGACCTGGGTGAACTGCGGGCACGGCACCACGTCGGCGTCCGTCGCCTCCCACCTGTGGATCGACGCCCCCGCGCCGACGAACCCGAACCCGCGCATCCTCGTGGGCACCAACGAGAACCGCACCGACGCTCGCGCCGTGGTCCCGAAGTCGCGTGGTCGTCACCTGATGACGCCAGGCGAGATGCTGATCTACGTCCTCACCGGCCTGTCCGGTGCGCCCGAAGTCCTCACCGCCTACTACAAGCGTTGGCACTCCAACGCCGCCGAGTGAGGGGTCGTCGTGGCTGAGTTCGTGACCACCGTGGGCGGCGTCGACTACGTGCTCGGCGACATCGGGCACACCTCGGGGGGACGCTGGTCGACGACCTGGCCGGGCGGCTGCGAGTCCGCGTCGACACAGATCGACATCGCCCCCACCGCCTACTCTGCCGCGTTCTCCCAGGGCGCCGACCTCGCAGTCTGGGATGGCCCCAAGCGCATCTGGACCGGGTACGTCAAGGAGTTCGAGCCGCCCACAATCGACGGGCCGGCGCGCATCCATGCCCGCGGGTTCTACACGCTCGCCGGCGAGTATCTGGCGCTCGCGGCGGACGGACTCACCCCCACCTCGACCCCGCAGACCGCCGTCAACGAGGCGATCGTGCGGGGGCTGCCGTGGGTCAACGCCGCCACCCTCTCCGCAGCCCCGTTCTCATCCGCCGAGCAGACCGTCGAGCTGAACAAGGTGGCGGCACTCCTCGAGGAGTACCTGGCATCGATCGGCCAGCGTGCCTGGGTCGACGAGGACCGCACCCTGCGTGTCGCCGCCGACCCGACGACCCCCCGCTGGTTCTTCAACAATGCCGAGCCGTTGCGTGGTGTCGCCGACGACGAGTACGTGACCCACCTGTACGGCCGCTACGTCTCCGCGCTCACCGAGGGCAACCCGTCCGCGTGGGCAACCGTGAAGGCGGGTGGCGCGGAGACTGGTGCGAAGCGACGCGAGCAGGCGTTGGACCTGCGCGACCTCGGGTTCTACGCCTCGTCGTCCACCCCGCAGGCGATCACGACCGCCGAGCTCGGCCTGATCGGCGCCCGCTACGGCTACACGTCGGCCGCCGTGCCCGCGTTCGGGGAGCTGCTGACCGAGGGCGGCGTTCCGGTGCGCCTGGGCCACGTCAAGGCGGGCGAGATGTTCCGGGTGTTCACGGTCGCCGACATGACGGGCCGCGTGCAGGCCGGACTCACCGCCGATGTGGTGATCGGCCGCACCGAGTACGAGGACGGCGCCGACTCGGTGGCGTTGACCCCGATCGACCTCGCCCCGCGCACCTTCGGGGCGATCCAACGTGCAGAGAAGGCTAGGCGTGACGCCGAGGCCGCGAGATTCAAGGGAGATGCGGCATGAAGGGTTTGACATGGCGGGCTTGAATCTTGGCGGCGACCCGCTCGACTTGGGGGTGACCTTGAGTGCGGGATCGGACTTCGTCTGCGAACTGGTCTACGAGGTCGCCGGGGTGGTGACGGACTGGCCCGCGGGGACGTCGCTGGCGATGGTGTTCGCGGGCGAGTCGCCTACGTCGTGGGCTGCGACGATCACGGGGTCGGTGGCTCGTTTCGACGTCGACAAGGCACTGACGGCACCGATCAAGTCAGGCACCGAGGCCCGGTTGCAGTACACGAACGGGTCGACGGATCGCGCGCTTGCGGTCGGGAGGGTGCGTCGTCGTGGTTGATCTTTCTCCCGGCGCTTCGGTGCGTATCCGGCAGCCTGGGGTGCAGCGTGGCGTGTTGGTGATGGAGGGGCCGAAGGGCGACCCTGGCACGTTCGACAACGCCTTCCGTGGCGCCTGGTCGTCTGGCACCACCTACGCTGCTGGCAGCCTCGTCACGCACGCGGGCGAGACGTGGTTCGCGCTGACCGGCTCCACGGGCACGACCCCGACCGAGGGTGCGACGTGGACGAAGGTCGCCGCGAAGGGCACCAACGGCACGAACGGCACGAACGGGACCAACGGCAGCAACGGTCAGGGCGTCCCTACGGGTGGCGCCACAGGCCAGGTGCTCCAGAAGACCAGCGCCACCGACTATGCGACCGGGTGGACCTCGCTCGGCACCGCCGCCACCAAGAACGCAGGCACCGCATCCGGCGATGTGCCCGTCTTGGGTACGGGCGGGCGCCTCGATATCGCCCGCATCGCGTCCGGCACCCCTGACGGCAGCAAGTTCGTCCGCGACGACGGGACGCTCGCCACGCCGGCAGGTGGCGGCGGAGGGGGTGCAGCCCTCGCCCGCACGGTGTACCACGGCCCCTCGCAGTCTGCCACGAGTTACACCTACACGGGCAGCACGGCCACCGTCATCGACGCCACCAATCTTTCAGTCACTTTCGTGGCGCCCGCCAGCGGCAAGGTCATCGTCGCACTCACGGCACTGGGCCAGGGTCCCTCGAGCGGCAACCTACTCTGGTCCCTCAAGAACGGCGCGACAGACGTTCCCAAATCAAACAGCCAGATGGCCACAACCTCGAACTACGCCCGAATGTCCACTCGGGTCCAGATCGAATCCCTCACGCCGGGACAGTCCTACACATATGCGTGGGCGCACCGTTCATCCACGAGCACCCAAGTTGCCTTATGGGTAGGCGAGGGGTACTACAGCGGCGCCGCCACATCGCCCGGCCCCGCAATCATGGAGGTGTGGCCCGCATGAGCATCGTCACCACCAACCGCGACATCGACCTGACGCAGCTCGCCGCCGAACTCGCGACCGCTGCTGGGCTCACTGAACCGCCCGGCCTGTCTGCGCGCACCACCGAGACCAGCGTCGGCTCCGAGACCGTCGTGCACTGCGACCACCCCGCCGTGACGCAGATGATCCTCGACGACGCGATCGACGCGCACGTCCCGATCCAGGCGCCGGCCCGGGTCGAGAGCCAGGCGGCGGTGATTGCGGTCGCCGCGATGGTCGTGCGTGCCCGCGCCGAGGCCGGGGACCTCACCGAGGCCGAGGCCGTCGCGGTCGCACCCGCGTTCCCCGTGTGGGCACCGGGCGAGCCCGTCGCCCCTGGGGATCTGCGCTACCGCCAAGGCGCCCTCGTCGAGGCGATCCAGGCCCACACCACCCAGGTCGACTGGGCGCCCGAGGACACCCCGGCACTGTGGAAGACGTTTCGCGACCCCGCCATCACCAGCCCGTGGAAGCAACCGGCCGGCGCGCACGACGCCTACGCCAAGGGCGCGACGGTGACCCACAACGGGAAGACCTGGACGTCGAACGTAGACGGCAACGTGTGGGCGCCACCGACACAGTGGACCCAGGTCCCCTGACCGCGCATTAGGTCGGGATCGGCTCGATCTGGAACCAGCCCTACGGCAAGGAATGACCAGCCCACCCGGGCCGAGCTCGACCACCTGAACCCGGCCCGGGTGAAGCCCACAACTGAACAGCGACCACGACCCCCACGAGCAACCCGTTGGAGGCCCCGATGCCGAAGGCACTGCGCGCCCGCTACATCCCGCCAGCACTCCCCGCCAGCATCACCCTCGCCGTGACCATCCTCTTCATCGGCTTCACCTTCACCCGCGGCCTGTCCTACGTCTCCGGGGAACCCGGGGTGCTCCTCGAGCTCCGCGGCCACGGCGCCCTCAACCTCACCGTCTTCGGGCTCTTCCTCATGGCAGGCGCCGCCACGTTCGTGGCCATGGTCATCGCCCGCCTGCACTTCGGGGTCTGGTGCGCCCACGTCTTCCTGATCTGCACCTACTTCGGCGTCTCGGTCACCATGCTCGGCGGCGTCCTCGAGCGCGGCTCCGGGTACGACGCCGTCCTGGCGCCCGTCGGCGGAATCGTGTGGCACGCGATCCTCTCGCGCACCATGCGCCCCTTCCCGCCGCACGAGGCCCTCCATGACTCCCGCAGGTGACCCGGGCAGCGTCGCCGACGCGCTCTACCAAAACGGCCCCCTCGGGTTCCTCGCCGCCTTCGCGCTCTTCGCGTTCCTCTGTATGCGCGAGATCCGCCGCTACCGCGAGATCGACGTCCAGACCTACCGCTCCCAGATCGCCGAGCTCAAGGACGACGTCGCCAAGCTCACCGCCGAGGTCGAGTCGCTGCGCGACGCCGCGTTCGAGGGCTCCCAGGAAGGCGCCGCGCAGCGCGCCAAGCTCGCCCGCGAGAACGCCCGCCTGCTGATGCTCCTCGCCGTCCACCAGATCGACCCCAACGAAGGGCCCCCACTGCCATGAGTCGCGACCTGCGCGCCCGGCCTCGTCGCCTCGCCAGCCTGTTCCTCGGCCTCGCGCTCGGCACCCTCGTCGTCGGGTTCGTCACCGGCTGGTTCCTCGCTGGCCAGCGCGCCCTCGAGCGCGACGACGCGCAGGCCGCCGCCCGGCCGCTGACCGACCAGCTGCTCGAGCTGTGCGAACGCGACACCGACCGTGCCGACCGGCTCGCCGAGATCGGGCTGTGCGACCGGGCGGCGGACGCCCGTGAGGTCGTCGACGACGGCGCCGACCCGGTCCTCGTGCCGGGCCCGCCCGGGCCGCAGGGCCCCCCAGGACCCGCTGGCCGTGACGGGTTCGGGATCGACGGCAGCGACGGCACGGCAGGGGACCCCGGCAAGGACGGCCGCGACGGTGTCGACGGCGGCCCTGGCGCCGAGGGCCCCCGCGGGTTCTCGTGCGTCGACGAGCTCGGCCTCGAGACCTGCCGCGGCCCAGCCGGCCCCCAGGGTGCCGCCTCCACCGTCCCCGGCCCACCCGGGCCCGCTGGCCCGAAGGGCGACCCGGGCCCCGCGGGCCCGCCCGGCACCGCCCGCCCCGGCACCTACTCCTGCGGCGAGGGCGAGTACGTCGCCGGGTTCACCGTCGGCGACGCCGGCGCCGTGACCCTCGACTGCCGCGGCCTCAACCCCGAACAGCTCTGATCCGCACCGTCCTCGCCCGCGCCGTCTGGTGGCTGGGCGGCATCCGCCTTACTTCCGCTTGGCGTAGCGCTCGAGGGCGGCGCGCACGACGTCACTGACCGACTCACCTCGTGCCTTGGCCTTTTCCTGGGCGGCCCGGTACACCTCGTCAGGGATGCGGAAGGACCGCAGCGGCGTCTTCGGTGCGTTGGGCATGTCGCGGACGGTACTCCGTGTCATGACACCTTTCCTCCCTCGGGACCGAAAGAGCGGATCACCACTCGTACTCACCGGCCACGATGACCGCCGTCCCACCGTCGAGCCGCACGCCGTAGACCGCCAGGCCGCAGTCACCGGACTCGGCGACGTGCATCCACGTCCCGGCGTGCATCTCGAAGACGCCGCCCTTGTAGCCACCGAAGTCCAGTCCGTCGGCGAGGTCGAGTGCCTTGACCATCTCCTCCGCCGTTACGGGCTCGGCGATGGTCACGTCAGCGACTGCCGGGTCGGGGTCGTAGTCGGGGTGCGCGGTGTACCTGTTGACGCGGGTCTCGTAGTCGTCGCGGTGCCGCTTGGCGCCGATCGCCAGGCGCTCGTACATGCCCCGGTAGGAGGCGAGCGAGGCGGGCGGCTGGCCGTTGACGGTGACGGGCGTTGAGAGCGGCAGCATCTGGAGCGCCGCGCGCAGTTCGCCGAGGGTCATGATCTTCTGGCGGCGGGCGCTCTCGTCGCCCATCGCTCCTGCGGCCTGTGCAAGCCAGTTCATCGGTTCTCCTGTCGGTCGGCCCAGAGGGTCAGCTCGTGGGCGAGATTGCGGGCGCCAGCGGCGTCGAACTGGCCGCGCTGGTAGGACCAGAAGGTCAGGTGGCGGCCCATGTCGGTGAACACGGCGATTGCCTGACTGTCGGGCTCGCCGAGGGCTATGTGGCCGCGCGGGCGATTGCTCTCGGCGCCCACCACGTCGACAAGGGGTAGGTCGTCGGCCGCGTAGGCGCTCATGCCGTCACCTCACTCGTGGGCAACAGGTCAGTTGGTGTCATAACACCGAGGGTAGCAGGTGTCATAACACCCGACTACAGTAGGTGTCATGACACCGACCGGATGCCTGACACCCGATTGCGCCGCACCACACGATGCCCGGGGCTACTGCAAACGCCCACCTGACCGCCGCCTACAAGAGCGGCGCCGTCACGCCACGACCCCGCGAATCCCACCGCGACCGCCTCCTGCGCCGCCGCGAGATCACCCCGAACGGCTGCTGGGAATGGACAGGCGCCCGATGCCCCAAGGGCTACGGCTACACCTCCGCGGACGGCGCCAACTGGAGGGTGCACCGACTCAGCTACTCCATCTTCGTCGGCCCCATCCCGAACGACCACGTCGTCATGCACGCCTGCGACAACCCGCCGTGCTTCAACCCTGACCACCTCTCCACCGGCACCAGCCGCAGACAACATCCACGACATGGTCAACAAGGGCCGCGCGGTGTTCCACGGGCTGACGCCCCAGCAGCCAGTGCCTGTCCCCGAGGAAATCGCACGCGCCATCGTCCGCGACTACGACGCCGGCCGCGGCACGTTCAAACAGGTCGGCGCGCTGCACGGGCTCTCCGAGTCGGCCGCGCACTCGCACTATCACCGGATCAAGCGCGCCACCACCTGACCTCTCCCGAAGGAGCACCCATGCCCGACCGTCTCGCCGTCATCACGCAGCTGCGCGCTGCCGGTGTCGAGTGCTTCACGCGCGACCAGTGGGGCTCCGCGGCCGAGCGCGCCGGCGCCTACACCCGTCGGCGCGGCACCCACCCCATGCCCGCGGCCCCCGCGGCCTACCACTTCCTGCACCTCTCGGTCACCGCCGACACCGACACCGTCCTCGAGGGCGCGGCCGGTGCCCGGCAGATCGAGGGCTACGGCTACAGCACCCCGGCGATGGTGTCCTACCAGGACCTCATCACCAACGAGGGCCGCTACTTCCAGGGCCAGGACTACGGCACCAAGGGCACCCACACCGTCAACGACAAGGCCGTGCCCGGCTACCCCCGCGACCTCAACCTCGCCGGGTACGCCTGCGCCCTGATGCAGAACATCGACGACGAGGTCACCGATGCGCAGGTGCAGCTCGCCGCCATGGTCTTCGCCGCCCGCGAGCTCGCCGGCTGGGTCCGCCGCGGCGCCCCGATCCACCCCCACCGCACCTTCGCGTGGAAGTCGTGCCCCGGCGACCGCGCCGTCGCACGCCTCGACGAGATCCGCCGCCTCAAGGACACCTACGTCCGAGACGGGCTCCCCAACAACCAGGAGGACGACATGCCCTACACCGAGTGGCCCAAGAAGGACCAGGAGGCGCTCGCCAGCGACGTCGCCGCCGCGGTCGACGCCCGCCTCGCCGGGTTCAAGAAGAACGTGAAGACCCGCCTGGGTCGCGCGGTCACGAAGGCCAACGACCTCAAGGCCCGCAAGACCGCCAGCCCCGAGGACGTCGCGGCGCTGCAGGTCGGGCTCGAGGAGCTGCGCGCCGACCTGGCCGCGCTCGCCGACGAGACCGAGGAGGCCTGACATGTCCGCTCCCACCCAGGTCGCCCGCCCCTGGCGCGCCACCGCCCGCACCGCCTTCGCCGTCATCGTCGCCCTGGCCGCAATGCTGCCCCTGCTCATCACAGCCGCCGGCGTCGACGAGACCCTGCCCCCGGTCGCCGGCGCGCTCGCCATCGCCGGCGCGGTCACCCGCGTCCTGGCGCTCCCGGCCGTCGAGGCCTTCCTGGGCCGGTTCGTGCCCTGGCTCGCAGCTGACCCCGGCGCCGACGGCAGCTGAGTCGTGCGCGCCGTCACGCTCAACGTCAAGCGCACCCTGAACCAGCGGCAGTGCCGCTCGGTGCTCGCCCGGGCGCTCGACCAGAACCCCACCGTGCTCGCGCTGCAGGAGTGGCCGGCCGGGCTGGGGCCGCTCAAGAACGCGGGGACCGTCATCAAGCACCCCTGGGCGCGACGGCGCGCCGGCCGCGACTACCCCGCCACCGGCATCGTCTGGGCCGTCGCCCCGCGCGCCGGCGGCCTCCCCGTCGGGGTGCGCGCGAAGTGGGCCGAGCTGCGCAGCGTCAAGCGGATCACCCTAGTCCCGGGCACCCGCACCACCAGGGCCACGCTCGCCGCCGAGTCGATCTGGCGGCGCCCCAACGGCACCGAGCAGGCCATCCTCGACGCGCACCTGCTCGTCCCGAAGCGGTCGCCCGCGAACCGGCAGGCGCACCAGCAGGGCACCGACGCGATCCGCGGCTGGGTCCGTGGCCACCACGCCGCCGGGCGGAAGTGCATCGTGCTCCTCGACGCCAACGAGCACCTGTTCAACATCCCCGAGCTCAGGTCGTGCTGGGAGGGCCACCCGGACCTGCCGACTGGGCCGGGCGGCCTGACGATCGACATCGTCCTGCGGGAGCGCCGGGCCGACGACGTCGACGTCTTCGTCAACCTGTCCGACCACAACGGGGTCACCGCCACCTACTGACCCCTTGCACGACTGCGCCCCCGGCGCCGCTCACGTAGCGGCGCCGGGGGCGCTTCGTCATGCCCTACTGACCGGCCGGAGTGGCGCGACCGAAGTCACACCCGATGAACTCCCCATTGGTGCGAGGCATCCCCGCACCGTCCGTACCGGCCACGTGCTGGTGCCAGGCGATGCTCTGCCCGTCGTAGGGGCAGGGCCCGTCTTTCTCGGCGGTCCGGTCGGCACTCATCGCTTGCTCTTCACGTAGCGCTCGAGGGCCTCGCGGACGACGTCACTGATGTTCTCGTCACGCTCGCT